GTGCTGGGGACCTGGTGCTGGGGGCGGCCGCCAACCTCAACAGCCAGGCCCGCACCCTCACCGTCTACACCCCGGCGTTCAACAACGGGGCCACGGCCGTCAACACCAACAATGCGGCCACCTCGATCGTCAATCACTACGGCTTCTCCTACGGCATCACCACCGGGAACTCGGCCGCTGACACTTACAGCCTGACCTACACCACCACCCAGATGACGGGCTGCGCGGTGGCCATGGTCAGCTTCCGGCTGCCCCCCACGGGCGCGGTGGCCATGTCGGCCATCACCACCCTGCTGGCCCAGCCCTATTACCCACCACCACTGGTGGGCCAAGGTCCCTTCACCAGCGCCTCCGGCACCACCATCACACCGGCTCTGCCACGGCCAAATCCCGATACCGGCAATCTGATGGTCGCCCTGGTCTACGCGTCAAACCCTCCTCCTGGGCCACCAGCCGGTTGGACCGGGGTTGTTGGTGCAGGGAACTCGGATAACGTCCGTATCTTTTGGACTATCGCGACTCCCGGAATCACCAATCCCACCTTCCTAAACCAGGCGTCGGGACAGATGTACGCCCAGGTGTTGGAGTTCTCGGGCATGATGGCGGTGCCTGCTGGGGCGGGCGCGCCCACGCAAGATCAGAGCGCCTATATCACCAACTTGTCAACATCGCCAGCAACGGCTACCGCAGCCACGGTTGATGCCGCTCCTGCGAACGAGCTTGTCATAGCCCTGGGATATGGCTTCGGAAGCACAGCAACGGTTACGACGGGCCTGTCCTCCAACAATGCACCGATAAATGTAACTGGCAATAACGACACTGCTTCAGCAGGCCAGCATGTCGCCTTTGGCTATGGACAGGCCACCTCCAACTCTTCTCCCACCAGTGTGAGCTTCACGAACTCGCTGGCGGGTAGCACCAATGCTGTCTACCTAGCCACGTTCAAACCTAAGACGTGGGCCAATCAGCTAACCACCGTGGTAAGTCAGGGGCTTCCTACCGGCTTTGTCGGCGGTCTGGCTTCTCCCCTGTTTTTGGGGCCGACCACAGCCGGAAACCTCCTGGTGGCCATGGCTTACGGAGGCTCATCCATTGCCCTGAATACCAACCCCGGTGGCTGGGTGGCCGGGCGGGCCTCTGCGAGCGGCCATATCGGCATCTGGTACCGGCCCAACTGCGGGGCCAACGAGACTCCACCCACCTTCATACTGACGCCATCGGGAGTGGTCACTTTGATGGAGGTGGCCGGGGTGGTCACCTCCTCGCCCTATGTGGATCAGTCGGCCGCCGCCACCGGCACCAGCGGGTTCACCACCGTGGTCAACCCGGCCCCGGAGCAACACGTAGGTGAGCTAATCGTGGGGGTGTTCGGATGCGTTCCCGCGGGTGGCTCCATGACCGCCCCCACCTTCACCATGGGCATTCAGACCAGCGGAGGCGGGGGACCGGTCACCACCATTCAAACCGGGGCCAACGGCCCCAATGCCTGGGGCTTCGGCTATTTCGTCTCGCAGTCCAACGCCAACCCCTCCTACCAGCAGTCTGCGCCCAACGGCACGCCCACCGGGCCGAACACCGATGTCATCATCTCCTCGTTTCTGGCCCCGAGTGGACCGCCGATCGATGTCGGCTCGATCGCCATGTCGGGTACGGCCGGTATGACTGTCATAGGTGCCCTTCCCATCGCAGATCTCACTGATGCCTTCACCACTTTGGACACCACCAAGTGGACGCCCTCTGACGCCAACATAGCGGTGATCTGAACCATGGCCGTACTGCAGATCACCTGCTCCGCTGGAAGCACCACCTATCATCAGTTGTATTCAGGTCCGAACTTCGCCTACACCTACTGGAACCTGACCAATAGCTCGGTGGTGATCAACTGCACCAGCGCCGGTAATCAGAGTCTGGCCTCGCTGGAGTGCTATCCGCTATACCTCACCGATGAGACCTACAACCCCGGTGGGAAGAACGCCCTCTTCTGGTTGATATCTGGCGGTGTTCTCCATGCTTATCAGTGGATCAATGGTACTCAGACCCTTTTGGGAAGTCTCACTTATTCGCCCATCAATCATGCCTGGCTGAAGATCCGGGAGTACAGCGGCACCATCTACTTCGATTACAGCCGCGACGGCAATAGCTGGACCAACATGATCGGCACCCCGGACATCCCCCATATCAACCAGCTAGGCCTGTGGATCCAGGCCGGTACCTACAACGCCGAGGCCTCCACCACCACCTGCACCTTCGACAACCTGAACCTGCCGCCGAGCCTCACCACCTTCGCCCCCGGCCCTAACCTGGCCAGCGGGGACAACAGCGAGTTCGAGACCGGCATCGGAGCCTGGACCACCACCACGGCTGCCACCATCGCCCAGACCACGGCTCAGGCCCACAACGGGACGGGCAGCCTTCAGATCACCGCAGCTAGCACCAGCACGTCTTTCATCACCTCGCCCAGAATCACGATCAGCCCAAACACGGGCTATTACCTCTCTGTCTGGATGCGGGCTGCCACCACGGGCCGAATATGCGCTCTGAACATCAACTTCTACGACGGTGGTGGTGCCTACATCTCCGGTGCGGGTGGTAGCAGCCCTGGGATAACCGACAGCACGTCAGGCTGGCTGCAGTGTGGGCTCTCTGGAATACCACCCGGCATGATCTCGCCTCCCAACGCTGCTTCTATAGCGATTAGCATCGAGGTTTTCAACCCTGTTGCTGGTGAGGTTCACTACGCTGATTCCTTTGTTCTCCAGACTTCACCGGGGGCAACCACCACCTTAAGTGTCAGCGGTGACGTTCCCACCACCGTTCATCTCTCTGCCACAGCAGGCATGGGCGTCGGGGCGGCCGTAACCCAGATTGCGGCGGTGGCTCAGTCGGCCAGCGCCGGTATGACCATCGGTGCGGCAGTGACCCAGGTCGCCAGCGTCGGTATGGCCAGCACCACCGCCCTGACGGCGGCGGGGACCCGGACGGTGTCCGGCGCAGTGGCCATGTCGGCTACGGCCGGTATGACGACCACCCCGGTGGTCACCGAGGTGGCCTCGGTGGTCCAGTCAGCCACGGCGGGCATGACGGTAGCGGCCTCGGTCAAGCAACAAGCCAGCGTGGCTCTAGCCAGCACTACCACCTTGAGCCTGGCCACCAATACCGTCTGGCAGGGAGCAGCCGCCCTGACCGCCACGGCGGGAATGACCATGACGGCCTCGGTGAAGGAACTGGCCGCCGTCACCGAGACGGCCCTGACCGGGTTGACCATCGCGGCGTCGGTCACCAAGTTCGCTTCCCTGTCCCAGGCCGCCACCTCGACCATGACCGTGGCGGCCACCAGCTTCAAGCCCGCTGCCACGGTCATCCCGGTCATCGCCGGGGTACTGGGCGCGCCGGTTGGGATCTTCGTGCTGAGCAAGCCGCTGGTGGCCGGGGCAGTCGCCTCTGTCGGCCTGTCGGCTAGCGCCGGGATGATCGTCCAGGGGATGGTCACCCAGCAGGCTCTGGTAGCTCAGTCGGCTACCGCCGGAATGGCCGTGGCCGGAGTGGTGGCCCGTCCGGCCATCGTGTCGCTCTCGGCTACGGCCGGGATGAGTGTGGCTGCTCAGGTCCAGCAAGTAGCCGTGGTGCCCCTGGCGGCTACGGCCGGGATGGCGGTGAGCGGCATCCGCAGCGTGTTCGCCACGGTCCCTCTGACCGCGACCGCCGGGCTCACGGTCAGCGCCACCCAGACGGTCATCGCCAGCGTGGTCGAGGCGGCCACCGCCGGACTGAGCGTGGCCGGGGTGGTGGCCCAACAAGCCACCGTCAGCCTGACCGCGACCGGCGCACTGACGATCACCGCCCAGGTCACCGAGGTGGCCTCGGTGGCCATGACGGCGGTGGCCTTCCTGCCGATAACCACCACCGGCCAGGCGGCCGGGACGGTGGCCATGACGGCCAGCGCCGGGCTGACCGTCACCACCCAGCAGACGGTCGTTGCCTCGGTGGTCGAGTCGGCCACATCCGGTTTGACCTTGACCGGGCGGGTGACCCAACAGGCCGCCGTGGCCCTGAGCGCCGTAGGTGGGTTGGCCATCAACGCCATAGCCGTCGAGGTGGCCTCTCTGGCCATGACGGCCACCGCCTCGCTGTCGGTGACCACCACCGTTCTGGTCGTCGGAACGGTGACCATGACCGCCGAGGCCTTCCTGATGGTGACCGGGGCATCGCTAGCTGGCATCAGCACGATCATGGGGGCCAACGCCAGTCTCACCGTGGCGTCGGTGGTCTACGTGGGGGCGTCCATACCCATGGCCGCCAATGCCGGGTTGGCAGTGGTGGGCCTGGAGACCTACGTGTTCACGGTCCATCTGGTCGCCAGTGCCGGAATGACGGTGGCCGGAGGAGGGGTGACCTATGTGTTCACGGTTCCCCTGGTGGCCAGCACCGCTCTGATGGTGGCCGGGTCAACGAACTATCTGTTCACGGTGCCCCTGACGGCTACCTCTGGATTGGTCATCGCCGTCCTGGTGACCCAGGTCAGTGTGGTGGCTCTGACCGGGACGGCCACGCTGACCCTGACCGGGCTGGTGACCGAGCTTGCCAACCTGGCCATGACCGCCTTCGCTTCGCTCACGGTGGCGGAGCGAGTGACCGAACTGGCCAGCGTGGCCATGACGGCCTTGGCCAGTCTGGCCGTGGCGGGCTCGGTGCAACAGATAGCCACGGTGGCCTTGACCGCGCTGGCGTCACTGGTGGTGGCAGCACGGGTGACCGAGCTTGCCGGGGTGGCGTTGACCGCCACCGCGGCTCTGACCATGACCGTGTTGGTGACCGAGGTGGCCGCGATCGCCATGACGGCGGTGACCTCGCTGACCACGGTCGGGGTGGTGATCAGGTACGGCTCGGTGGTCATGGCCGCGGTGGCCTCGCTGACGACGACCGGGCTGATCACCGAGATCGCCATCTACGCCGCTATGGCGGCCACGGCCGAGATGCTGATCGCCCACCTGTTCATACCGGGTGTGGTCCCCCTCGACGCCGAGACCACCCTGCTGGTGGCGGCGCGGGTGACCGAACTGGCGGTGGTGAAGATGGTCGCCAAGGCGGTCATGACGGTGATCGGCACCGTCATCTACATCACCATCCTGGGCAAGGTCCGGCCAGGGGCCACCCTGTATCCCTATCCCGAGTCCGAGGCCCTGGTGGAGATCACCGAGGACCTCACGGGCCTGGTCAGGATGGCCGGTGCGCTCTTCCCCTATCCGGTGTCGGGAGCCCCGGAGGAGGACACCGAGAACATCCTGGGGGTCATCCGCGTCGGAGGACCCCTCTTCCCGTTCCCCACTACGGATCCCACCCTGGAGTCACAATGACCGCACTACCCTCTCCTGTCCCCGGTAATCCTCCGGCCAATCTGGAGGACTACCTCTACGTCTCGCAGCAGGCCAACGATCAGGTTGGCATCATCATCAACATCGGCGGAGTGCCCACCGATCCCGACGGGCTAGTGGTGCTGGTGGCCATGATGCCGGACCTGGCCGGAGTGCCCGCCGTTTTCACCGGGCGTAATGCCGTGCGTGACTACACCGGGGCCTATAGCTACACCTTCCTGTCCACCGACACCGCCACCACCGGCCGCTATCACCTGGCCTGGACCTATCAACTGAGCGGGGTGCCCGACACCTACATGACCCCGGTCGAGGTGGGCTCCTACAGCCCCGCCTATGACGGTTTGGCCCCGGACATGCGGGCCGTCATCGACCTGGTCTGGGCCAAGTTCGAGGACATCTACGACAGCCAGTTCGGCGGCCCCAACCTGCTGTCCTATTTCCAGAGTCACTTCGGGCGCGGCCGCATGGCCCAGCTACTGCAGATCGCCATCATGAACATCAACCTGTCCATGCAGCCGGTCAACAACTACACCTGGAACGCCCCGGTCACCGACCCTAACGCTCCTCCGGCCACCGGCCCCACCTTCCCGGTCCAGCAGTGGGGTGGCCTCCTGGTTCAGGGCCTGACCATCGAGACCATCAAGCACCTGATGCGCTCCTACGTGGAGGAGCCCCTGGCCGAGAACGCCAACGTGGCCCGGCTCACCCGGCGGGACTACCTGCAGCGCTGGGGCGAGATCCTCTCCACCGAGCAGGCCGCCTACCAGCAGGAACTGGAGGTGTTCAAGATCCGCCAGATGTTCGCCCTGCAGCCCAGGGTGCTGGTCTCCGGCGGGGTCTACGGCAACTTCGGGCCGACGCGACTCGCTGGTAACGCCGCGGCTCGACCCCGCTACTGGACGAGGTGGTACTGATGCAATACTTCACCACAAGCTCCAACAACTACCCGGTGTCATGGACCACGGCTAACACCAGCACTACCTCGCTGTCATGGATCGTCTACGAAGGCCCCAGCGACCCCTCAGCGCCTCCCTGTGGCGTCCGGGAGCCCCGTAGGCCCCTGCTGCCCTCTGGCTCGGCCAGCCAGGTCCTGGCGCTGCCTGAGGGCTGACCAGAGCAACGAAGGGGTGAGATGGCGAACGAGTCCGGCACGTTCAAGCATGAGGTCCGCCTGGCCAAGTGGTCCGAGGAGCAGACCACCGCCGCAGCCGAGCATCACGGGATCTCCCCCGAGGACCTGACCCATGATCATTTCGCGGATCTGGACTGGGCACCGGCCGAGGAGATCCGCATCGATCACGTCACCGGCAAGGTGGTCCACATCGACTCTCGCGGCAACCGCCGGATGCTAACCATCGATGAGTGGAATCAGGAGACGCACTGATGGTCGAGACCAACACCGGCATCGGCATCATGGAGCAGCTTCTGACCGGCACCGCTCAGCCCACGCCCTTCGACGCCGGGCATGCCCGTATCGGGGTGGGGGACGGCAACGGCAGCGTGCCTGTCGTCCATGCCACCGACACCGCCCTGGCGGCCCCCACCAACAAGGTCTTCGTGGGCATGAACTCCGGGTTCCCCCAACAGTCCGGCCAGGTCATGACCTGGCAGGCCACCTTCCCGGCCGGGACCGGCACCTTCTTCTGGCGGGAGTGGGGCATCGACAACGGCAACGGCGGTGGTCCGGCCCAGCTTTTCAACCACATCGGGGTGTCGCTGGGCAACAAGACGGCCGGGACCACCTGGACCTTCCAAGTCAGCGTGACCCAGACCTGATGCCCTTCACCAACTACCTCGACCAGAAGCTCAGCAGCTTGTTCCTGGGCAGCACCGCCTACGCCATCCCGGCCAACCTGTACCTGGGCCTGTCCTCCACCGGTCCCTCCCAGGCCCAGGCGGGCACCCCGGCCTGGAACTTCACCGAGCCCGCCGGTAACGCCTATGCGCGAGTGACGGTGCCCAACAACTCGACCAACTTCGGGCCGATCACCACCGAGCCTCCGGCCGGTTATACCATCCAGAACAAGCTGGTGATCACCTTCCTGCAGGCCAGCGGAGCCTGGCTGGCCGGAGCCCCTCTGTCCTGGTTCGGGCTCTTCGACGCCCTCACCGGAGGCAACCTGTGCCTGTACGGGACCTGCTCCCCGGCCCAGACGGTGGGGTCCGGGAACATCACGCTCAGCTTCGCTGCCGCCGCCCTGAACATCACGCTGAACTAAGGAGCAAGCAATGCCCGTAGGAGTTTCCACTCCGGTCGCCAACAGCATTCTGGCATTGATGCTCAACGGCACAGCGTGGGCGGGTAACACCACCTTGTACGCCCAGTTGCACACCGGTCAGCCAGGACCGGCTGGCACCGCCAATATCGCAGGCGAAACCCTGCGGGTTACCTGCGGGACTGCACCGGAGTTCGGAACCCCGACCAACGGGGCCTGCGCCAACAACAATCCTGTCACCTGGACTGCGGTAACCACCGCCGAGACCTACACCAATGTTTCATTGTGGACGGCTCTTACCGGTGGGAACTTCATAGCGTCGGGATCCATCTCTGCACAGCCGGTAGTGGTCGGGAACAACTTCTCGATCCCGGCTGGAGGCATGACTGTTTCGCTGCCTGTAGCGAGTTAGCCTATGGCGACTTACCGCCTGTTCCCCGCCACCAACGGGCCAACCACCCCGGTCGTTTACACGGGGAACCGCATCTCCGGGATGGCTTTTACCGTCACCCAGGGCGGCATGTGGTTCACGGGTTACTGGTGGTGGCGATGCTCTTCGGGGTCGCAGCCCAGCGGCCCTACCAAATGCGCCCTGTGGTCCCTCGTCAACGGCACCAACGGGCTGGTCGTCCCCGGCAGCGTGGTCACCTCGGGGGCATTGGCCACCGGCTGGAACTACATCGCCCTGCCCACTCCCATCCAGATCGCCATCGGTGACACCCTCGTCGCCGCCATCGGCGTCAACGGGGCCTACCCTGACACCCCCAACTCCTTCGGGGCGGGTCAGACCTACCCCAACGGCATCACCAACGGGCCGCTGCGGGCCTTCTCCGCGCCGGGTGGTGGCTATCCCGGCGGTTGGGGCAACCCGCAGGGATCCATGACCACGGCAGGCAACGATCCCTCCACCGCCATCCCTCTGACCGTCTCAGGCACCGACAACCTGTGGGTCGATGTCCAGGTCTCCGACACCGCCGCCCCCACCTACACCGGCACCTGGCGGCTGTGGCCCAACATGGCCTCGGCCACCTCCTACACCCAGCCCAACACCACCGACAATCTCACCGTCGGCACCGAGATCGACATCACCGCCCGAGCCACCGTCAACAACATCTGGTTCTACAGCCCGGCCGGGACGGCTCAGCTTCCCACCGAGGTCTCCATCTGGACCATGACCCAGGGCGGCCTGAACGGGACGGCGGTGGTGGATGTCGTCAACCCCACCTGGTCCGGCGTGGCCGGGAGTGGCTGGATCTCCACCCCCATCCCCGGCAACGTGGCGCTGCCCATCGGCAAGTACCGGGTGTCGGTCTACAACGACACCATCACCCCGGACCAGTGGTCAGCCTTCTACACCGGCTACTGGGGCGTCTACTCCGGCCAGGCTAACCAGGCGGTGGGCCAGAACGGCATCGTGGCCGGTCCCATGACCGCCCCGGCCACCGCCAACGCCCAGATCGCCTTCAGCTTCAATGGCGCAGGGGCCACCGAGCCCGGCCAGTCGCTGTTCGCCTACGGGCCGCCGAACACCTTCCCCAACTTCTACATCGGGGTCAACTCCCCCGGCGGGGCGCTCTTCCAGAACTACTGGGTGGATCTGGAAGTCACCACCGTCATCATCACCGTCACCGGTACCGTCACCGTAGCCATAGCACCGCTTAACGTTCGAGTTAACGGTGTTGTTTCGGTGATCGGAAAAGCCAACGTTGTGGTTGGCCCGGTACTTATTAACGCCACGGTTACCACCGTAATCGGCAACGTCAGCATCGTGGTTGGCGGTGTGAACATTGCTGCTAACGGGCGTACCACTGTCGTTGGAACAGCCAGCATTGCCGTGGCTGCCCTGCGACTGAATGTCACCGGACACACCATTGTGGTGGGCCACGCCAGCATCATCGTGGGGCCGGTGCTGGTGGTCTGCGCCCGCGTCAACAAGGTCTTCACCCGAGGCGAGTCGGTCACCCAGTCCTTGGCTGCGGCCACGCTGCACAAGGCCGCTGTCGTCGTCACCACCGGCCCGGTCACGGCTCTGTCCTCGGCCACCGGAGCCCTGACCCAGAACCTGGCCATCCCGCCCGGTGCCGAGACCGGGGTGGGGGTCGAGAAGATCGACGCCCTGACCATCCAGGCCGCCCTGCTCAACCACTTCCTCGACACCTACGTGGTCCCCGACGCCAAGAACTGGGAGGTCGAGAACGAGCGCGCCCGTCACGATCAGGCCCTGTACCGCCTGGGCGAGTATGGCGTGTTCGTGCTGATGTGGCAGATGCAGGACTTCACCCTGGGCCTGGTGGGGCGCTGCACCACCTGCTTCACCACCCAGGGAGCGCTGGCCGACACCTGGTCGCAGCCCGCCTACTTCAAGTGCCCGGACTGCTACGGCACCGGCTTCGAGGGCGGCTACAAGGCCGTCCTGGTCCGGCCCTCGCTGTGGACCTGGGACGAGCCGGTCCAGCAGCAGGTGGCCCGCGGCGTGATCAACACCAATGTGGCTCAGGTCCAGACCACCGCCGACTTCCGCATGCAGCCCAAGGACTACCTCATCCGCGGCGACGGGTCGCGCTGGCAGATCCAGACCGTCGAGGGAGAGCATCTCGACACTGGCTTCGGGACCCAGGCTGGGCCGTGGAACGCCGTCGGGTTCAGCTACGCCAACGTGACCAGAGAGGACGAGTCCTCCCCCATCTACATGCTGCCGCTGGCCGAGAGCTACATCCAGGAGAACATCACCCAGTACTACTCCCGAGCCCCGGTAACGGAGTTCTGATGCCCATCGGCACCCGCGCCCCGGATCGAGCCATCATGGTCATCAACGGGCTCAGCCTGCACGATGCCAAGTGGCTGGCCAACGTCGCCGTCATCTTCGCCCGCTCCCACGCCCCCAAGCTGAGTGGGGATTCGGCCAGGCGCATCATGCCCCTGTACGGCAAGGAGCATTTCGGATTGCGCTGGGCCGACGACCGGGTGTGGTTCCAGAATGCCGGAGTGAACCCCTTCGTCATGCGCGCCCTGGCCGGGAAGACCATCCCCATGTGGATCGATGACCCGGCTGGCCGGGAGCGCCAGAAGAACCCCAAGGCCAAGACCCGCGTCACCGAGAGCGGCAAAACCCAGGTGCTGATCTTCCGCAAGGCGGGCACGCGAGGAGACAAGAAGACCGTCACCCGGCGCACGGGCGGCCAGGTCCAGAAGGTCGAGGTGCCCAACTGGAACTTCCCCGGCGCGCCCGGCCGTATCACCATGCGAGAGGCGGCTCAGCCCCACACCACCCCAGGCCGGGTAGGTGGTCGCATCGCCAAGGGCAACATCGGGCTGCGCTGGTACTTCCCTGGATTGAGCCCCCGTAACTTCATTCAGAACGGATTGGTGCAGGCCTGCAATGTCGCCGGGATCATCCCCGGCCCCATCCACATTGGCTACAACTTCTATTCGGCTCGCGCTTCGCTCGGTGACAAGATCCCCGCTTATCCTCAGCAGCCCATGGCCGAGCGGATGAGCAAGCTGGCGAAAAGAGGTGTGCAATCTACCTAGTCCAGTTGATGCACGTCATCACCTCAGGCTTGAAAAGCGTCTTCCATGGCGACTATGTCTCCATGGACAACCAGCCTGACTTCGCGGGCCTGCACGTCTCCATCGAATACCCGCTCAACCCGCAGGACTACCCCGGTGTCTGGGTGGACTTCGAGCCCGAGGGAGAGCTTTCCCGAGGCGGCATCGATGACATCAACAGCTTCCTGCCGAACGGGGACAACAGCCTGACCCCGCTGTACCTGTGGCGAGCCCAGGGCTGGGCCACCTACACCCTGGCCACCATGACCTCCACGCAGCGGGCGCGCCTGCACGATGAGATCGTCCGGGTGTTCGCCTTCGGCAGCGACCCCACCGTGGCGGCCTTTCGGGACACCATCGAGAACAACGACTACCTGGCCATGAACATGGACTTCGACCGCATCGCGGAGCGAGGAGCCTCAGCCACACCGGGCACGCCCTGGGGGACAGAGGAGATCATCTACGAGGTGACTTTGGCCATGCAATGCGTGATCGAGTTCTACTCGACAGCCAACAAGGACAAGCTCTATCCGTTGTCCCAGATTCAGATTTACTCCACGCCACAAGGCTTGAATACTTGGACAGAGACCACGCTCAATGCTAATGGTCCGTCGATCGGACCAGGCACACCGCCATCAGATGGTTGGCAGTAGTGGTCGGGGCCTGTCTCTAGCTGGATCAGAGCGCCGAAGGAGTGAGAAGCCCGACCAGGGAGACGCGGTTCTGTGTCATCAGCCCAAATGCATGACGCAATCCTAACCTTTGATAAGGGGGCGTGATACGTCGTGTCCATCATTGATTTCACGCAGTACCAGCCTCCCGATGTCTATATCGAGGCTTTGGCGGCTCCCCTTGTTGGGGTCACTGGCATTGCTCCTGATGTCATCGGGATTGTTGGCCCGGCGCTCGGTTACAAGACGACAACCGAGAGCTATGTTCTGACCGATACCATCCCGGTCATACTGAACCAGTTTGGGGCTAACCCAGCCAGTGTGAGCATCACCGATGTATCCGGGAATGCCTTCCTTCTGACCGACTATGTCACCACCGTGATCAATGGGCACACCCCGGCCCAGAACCAGGTCACGGTAGCCCGATCCCCCACCTCGAACATCCTCAGCGGCCAGGTGGTCTACATCACCTACCAGTACACCGACGGGGACTACTACCTCCCGGCCACCTACACCGACTACCCCTCGGTGAAGAAGGACTGGGGCATCCCGCTCGACCTGACCACCAACGCCATCCTGTCCCCTCTCAGCCTGGCGGCCCAGTTGGCCTTCGTCAACGGGGCGGGCACCATCATCATCTGCCCCACCCAGGACACCGGAGGCATAGCCACCCGCACCGGCCTGGCCGAGGCCTACAACACCATGGCCTCGATCGTGCCGCTGGACATCATCGTCCCGCTGCCGGTGGGCCTCACCGGCACCTCGGCGCTGCCGGGGGACACCATCAATATCGGTCTGGACCTGGCCTCCTTTCTGAACTCTCAGGCTCAGGTGGGCATCTTCGGGGTGGGCCTGGTGGGCTACGACGCGGCCAACTCGGTCCCTCCTGACACCGTGGCTCAGGGCATCTCCAGCTACCGCATCCAGGAACACTGGCCAAATCAGATGAACTACTTCAACGGCACCAACAACGCCTCGTTCATCGTCTCCGGCTACTACCTGGCCGCGGCCTGGGCCGGGGTCCTGGCCTCCCTGCAGCGCCAGGTCCCTTTGACCAAGAAGAACGTCTCGGGCCTGTCGGGCATCCCCAACTCGGTGTTCACCACCATGACCATGGCCTACAAGAACCAGCTATCGGCGGCCGGGGTGGCCGTCACCGAGCAGGTGACCGGCGGGGGCCTGCAGATGCGCCACAGCGTCACCACCTCGACGGTGGCCATCACCAGCCGGGAGCTATCGATCATCCGCGCTGGCGACGGCATGATCGAGATGATCGAGAACACCCTGCAGAACTCGGGCCTGATCGGCAGCGCCTTCACCCCCACCACCCTGGCCACCGTCAAGGGCATGGTCCAGGGAGCCCTGGAGGCTCTGCTCAGCCAAGGCCTGATCGTGGGCTACACCGGGCTCGGGGTGCAGCAACAGACCACCAATCCATTGGTGGTGCTAGTCCAGTTCCAGTACCAGCCTGCCTACCCCCTCAACTACATCGTCGTCCAGTACTCCATCGACACCACCACCGGCTCGGTCTCGACCATCACCACCGCCCCCGATCCCACGGGCGGCTCCACCGGCAACACCGGCACCTAGTAAAGGATCGTCATGCAGACCCAGACCAGGCTCGTCGGCTCGGGCTTCACCACCTTCAGCTTCAACGGCAAGGCCATCGCCTTCCTGGATGAGGTCCATGACTCGGGCCAGCAGCCCATCCGCCAGTACGAGGCTGTCACCCCCCTCGACGCCCAGTACCCGGTGGAGTTCGCCCTGCCCCGTGTGCGGGCCGAGGGCACCCTGCAGCTAGTGGTGCGGGAACTGTGGAACCAGCCCGTCTGGTGGGCGCTGAACGGCCTCACAGGGTCCTGGAACATCGTGGACGTGTACAACATGATGGCCAACACCAAGACGCCCATCCTGGCCATCACCACCATCAAGTCGCCCACCTCCTCGACCTGGCGCGGCTGGACCTACCACAACTGCGTGGTCACCGCCATCGATGACCGGGAGGCGGTGCAGATCGGCACGTTGACCTTCCCGCGCAACCTGAGCTTGATCTACGCCTACAAGACCGGTTTGCAAGGACAGACGTGATGCTCTCGGTTGTCGTTCATCTGGCCAACAAACCCTCTGGGATCGTGCTGGCCTTCCTGTGGATCTCCCTCGTTGCCTTCGCCGCCGGGGCAGTAGCGGCCTTCATGGTGAAGGCCTTCTACGCTGCCGCCATAGCGGTCGGGTTGGCCTTCTTCGTCGCATCATTCATGGTTACTTAGCTCATAAGGAGAAAACATATGCAGGGTGAAGGAGAGTCAATCGACCCTCCTGTGACAGATATCCCCATGGACTTTGGCACCATATCTCCCGGATCAGGCCCGTTCTGGACTAGCGAACCAGAGCCAGAGAGCATCTCCGAGCCAACCCACGATCCACGCCCGGTGACTGAAGGAACGTTGAGTGAGGGACCTGGAGCAGAGGAAGAGGAACTCCCCGCATTTGATGAGCAGTATCGCCAGGATTTTATTGGGCTTAACTTCGTAGGCAAACTCAGTGATGACTTTGAGTGGATGGGCCATCGCTTCAAGATCAGAACGTTGATGACAGACGAACTGATCCAAATAGGATTGGTCCATGCGAAGTACCAGAATACCCTGGCGGATGTTAAGGCCTATCAGACCCTTGTTGTAGGAGCGTGCCTAGAGCATTTGGACGGCAAGCCTCTACCGGTGCCCATCGCCATGGATGTGGACCTGGTGGAGGAGCGGTTCAACTACATCAGGACTCACTGGTATCCCTGGACCATCGATGCGATCTACGAGCGTTATCTCCTCCTCGAAATCCGGGTACAGAAGGTCATCGAAGCAATGGGAAAAGTGTCGGGATCAGTGGAGTTGATCCCTGGCTAGCCTCCCAGTGCCGCCTGGCTGAACGACAGGGCCTCCTGCACGGGGGCCACATCTCGATGGTGCAGAAGACAGCCCTCGAAGTCGTCATGGCCATGGAGGCCCAGGACAAGGTGCGCCAGGAGATCCAGGCCCTCAAGTTGGCGCTGATTTCTGCTGATCCCGTCCACTACATCCCGCAGTTCTATCCCGAGATCGTCCCACCCCCGTTGTTCAGCAACGTCGATTCCCTCATCGACACTCTCACTGACGAGGAGACCCCTGTGATCGACTTCCAACTCACCCCACCGTCCTCGATTGAGGCGGCTCAGATCATCGAGTCGCTCTTGGCCGACAAGAAAGTGACGTTGAACGGGTCATGAGCGATCCCTACGTCGGCCCCGTGTCCCCTGGACCTTTCACGGGTGGTCCCGACTCCAACATCAGAGGTGATCAAGCTCGGGCTATGCCATCGCCCGGTGGTGGTGGCTCAGATCTGCCCAGTTCCATCGCCGCCGGGGTGGCTGCCGGGCTCCGGGGTTTTGAAGGTTACATCCAGAACCTGGCCACCCAGCAGCAGCAGACCAACCAGTTCCTGGCCCAGATGACCGGCAAGGCCACTCAGGGTGGGACCATGTTCGGTGGCCTGTGGGGACCCATGGGCGTGGGTGGCACCACCCATACCACCGGCAAAGGCAAGGTGCCCACCATCACGGCCAGGTTTGCCGCGCCTGGCACGGCTATGGGATATACCGAGGAGGACGATCCGAGCAGTAAGCGAGGTCAGCCGGGTGCCCTTCCCACCCGAGCCATGAGCATGGGCAACTTGCGTACCCGAGCGGCTCGGGCCATCTCCACCTCGGGCTCGGGGATCTTCGGTCCTCGCCTGGAGAGCTATTACAACGACAACACCAAGAAGATGGAGACTCACCAACTGATCCGCGATGCCGATGGCAACGTCAGATCCGAGAAGGTTGACGAAGGCGATGTGCCCAAGTTGCAACGCGGCGAACGGTTCGGCAGTGCCTTGCAGGGAGTGGTGGGCCGGGCGGTGGCCGGAGAAGGGATAGGCGGTATTGGTCAGCTTGCCACGTCCTTGATTCCTGAGGGTGCTATGGCCGGGTTGGGAGTCGCCGGGGCTATCACCGGAGGTGCAGCAGCGGTGGGACTGGCCGGGTATGAGGGCGCTAAAATGATCCAGAACCAGCGGGCGCAGAACGCCCAGTACCAGGCCATTCTGGGCGGCTCTAACGTCTCCCAGTTCGGTCAGCGCATCTCCAGCGAGGCTTTCAAGCTCCGCAATATGTTCAGCTTCGGTTCCGGGCAGGCTCAGGAGGCCTTCATGGGAGCCACCCAGTTGGGCATGCGCGGTCAGGAGCGCAACGGCGCTCTCAACATGATGGTGTCGAGCTTCAACTCCATGGGCATGAGCGTGGCCCAGTCCCTGGCCGCCATCACCGTCCAGGCCCAGAGCGGCTACGAGAACTTCACCAACCTGGAGAAGTCCCTCAAGGCGGTATCGGCTGCGGCCAAGGACACTGCCCAGAACGCCGAGCAGGTGCGCCAGGGCTTCATCCAGACCTACCAGGGGGTGACTCAGAACGTGGGGGGCGGAGCCGGGACCCTGGGAGTGTCCACAGCCGTCAGCCAGTTCCAGGCCAATCTGGGTCGTCAGTTCCAGGGCATGAACTTCAGTGGTGTAACCGGCAATACCCAGCTATATGAGATTGCCTCGGAGCAAGGGATGAACTTTAATCAGGTGGTTCAGAGGATGGCCACTGATCCCACCTGGGGCGTTAAGGCTGTTAATCAGAACATTGATCAGTTTCTGAGTCAGGCTGGTGGTGGACCAGCCATAGATGACTTACGACAGCAGATGAAATCTGGTAAGTTTCAGGTCGGTGCCAATGGCCAGGTAGATCCAGCCCAACTGCAAGGATTAGCTACCAATCTATTGGGTAAACTGCCCAATGTTCAGGGCATCCAATCGATCTTGCAAGCTGCCGGGATCGACACCAGTCAGATGAACCCTCTGCAGGTGGCTCAGGCCTTCATCGGTTACTACGCCCAGAATGGTCTTCAGGCCCCGACCCCGGCCGGGCCTCTGGGCACGGCTCAGCAGAAGGCCTTGGCGGCCACCAGCAAGAATGCGGCGACCATGGCTGGTCCGGTTCCTGCTGGTCAACAGGCTCAGGCCGGGAGTACGAAGGCTTTGGGAGCGGCGGCCAAGGGCACTGGCCTCCCTGGTGGGGTCAGGGTTGATATCGGCACCATCACCGGGTCCAGTGGAGCAGAGAAGCTGCGTCGGCAGTACCTGCAGCAGATCGGCTTCGGCGGTGCAAACGCCGGACAGAACTCTCCTGTCATCCAACAGATGCTCAAGAGCAGCGCGGCCCAGAAGATGCTGTACAAGGTGTTTACCAATGAAGGCATGAAGACAGTCGATTTCAAAACTCTGATCAACAACTACGCCGATCAGGCGGCCCAGGGCGGGGTGGAGATTGCCCAGGGCAGTAACAATGGCCAGAACGTGGCCGGGGAGACAACGGGCTCCCAGTTCGGTGGCACCATTGGCGATGAAGCTGCCAGGGCGGCGGCGTCGGCCGCTCCCTCCTCCAACCAGGCTCTCAAGGGCAAGGATCTCACCGGCAGGCTCAAGACCGGGGTGGCTGCCACCGGCAAGGCCATCACCCAGGTGCAGATCTCGGCTAGCCCGCAACTCCAGCAGTGGTTCACCATCACCGCCAACGGGCAGAGCATCAGCAACTCCAGTGCCACCAGCCTGGTAGCCCCGCTCGGGCAGGTTAATCCCGACAGCATGGCCGGTAGCGCTCCGACTAACTACACCGGGAAATAATGTCCTCTTACGCCCGCGAGAGCTTCCTTAACCGGAATCTATCCGGCGTTATGAATGCCTCTCTCAATGGCATTCCTATGCGGCTAAATCCCACCTCAGTGGAGCTTTCTTACGTGGTGAAGACTTCCGAGACCCCCACGCTCGGTGGCATGGTGATCCAGATCTTCGGAGTGGAGATGAGTGATCTCATCATCACCGGCACTTTCGGGGTGGGTGGCTACGTCGAGCAACTGACGTTCTTGAACCGGATGTTGGCTCTGGCTGGCTATCAGGCCAACCAGAGCTTCTCCACCGCTGGAGGTCCAGTTCGCTTTGTCTATCCCAATCGCGGCTTCGATTTCATGGTCTATCTCAAGGACTACACCTCGACTGCCGGGATGGCTATCGACTATGAGAATACTAATATCGCTCCTGATTGGCAGTTAACATTCTTTGTTGACAACGATAATACCGGTGGGTCTTTGACCAAGGTCGTGACTGACGCTTACATCCAGCGTCTCTCCAATGGTTTGGGGTATGACGGCATCAACAAGTACAACGGGCAACTCACCACCGCTGATGTCGAGAAGTTCCTGGCCGCCCAGAACTACGCCAACAATCTCGGCGGCTACCTGCAGGCGGGCTTCGGCAATCCCGTCCAGGTCCCGCCCAGCACCACCTCCACCGACGGGACCACAGCGCCGGGCACCCCGGCCACCGGAGGCACCGGCCAGGGCCAGTACTCGGGGGCCAAGTGGATGCCGGTGGTCAACCACGGCGGGGCCATGTCCGCCCATGTGGGCCTGGTCCTGCACGTCTGCCAGGGCGACAACAGCCAGTACAACCACTTCAACACTCCCGGCGCGGGAGCCGTCTCGGCCCATTTCTGGGTGGCCAAGACCGGGACCGTCGAGCAATACGTGGATGGGGCCAACCAGGCCTGGCATGCCGTGGCCGCCAACGATACCTACCTGGGGGTCGAGACCGAGGGGATGAACACCGACCCCCTCACCGACGCCCAGGTCAAGGCGGTGGCCGGGATCTACCAGTGGGCGGTGACCTCCTACGGGATACCCAAGCGGCTGTCGGCCAAGCCGGGGGATGGTGGGTTCGCCTGGCACGGCGAGGGTGGCTCCGACTGGGGTGGTCACATCTACTGCCCAGGGGATCTCCGCAAGGCCCAGATGCCTGACATCTTGAAGCTGGTGAAGTGATGTCCTCCTACGCCCGCGAGAGCTTCCTGAACCGATCCCTGTCCGGGGTGATGAACGCCTCCTTGAACGGCGTTCCCATGCGGCTGAACCCGACCAGTGTCTCGCTCTCCTACACCGTCAAGACCTCCGAGACCCCCACCTTGGGCGGCATGGTCATCCAGATCTTCGGGGTGGAGATGAGCGACCTGGTGGTTACCGGGACCTTCGGCAAGGGCGGCTATATCGAGCAGGAGCAGTTCCTCAACCGCATACTGGCCATCACGAACATGCAAGCCAATCAGACCATTACGCCCATCGATCATCCCACCCTCTCTTCGTCCCAACCAGTCCGCTTTGTCTACCCCAATCGCGGCTTCGATTTCATGGTCTATCTCAAGGACTACACCTCGACCTCGGGTATGGCCATTGACTACGAGAATGTCAACATCGCCCCCGACTGGCAACTCACCCTGTTCGTGGACAGTGACCTCACAGGCGGCTCGCTGACCAAGGTGGCCACCGATGCCTACATCCAGCGCCTCTCCAACGGGCTGGGCTACGACGGTGTGAACAAGTACAACGGGCAACTGCACACCTCCGACGTGGAGCAGTTCCTGGCCCAGCAGAACTACGCCAACAATCTGGGCGGCTATTTGAATAGTGCCTTCGGCGGAGCCGCTCAGCAGCCCGCACAGGACAATACAGGGGGCTCTGGGACCCCTCCAGCGGGCGGTGGGGACCCGGCCAAGTCCGCCGATCCCAACATGACCATCCTGGGTCCCTCCACGGCCACCGCTGGTCAGATCATGAGCTTCTGGGGCAGCCGGGGTCAGCCGCCCAAGCTCACCGACACCATCCAGAACGTCATCGGCTGGTACCTCTCCGAGGGCAAGGCCCAGAACGTGCGCGGCGATGTGGCCTTCGCCCAGGCCATCTGGGAGACCGGCTACTTCACCAACGACGACACCAGCCTCAACAACTACGCCGGGATCGGCCACCCGGTGAGCGCGCCCTCGGGCCTGGACTTCTCCAGCGCTCAGGCAGGGGTACGTGCCCAGATCCAGCTTCTCTACCGGGTGGTCAAGGGCAACTCGGCGGCTCTGGCCGAGCCCACGGTCGCTCCTACCTGGGGCGGCAAGAACGTCACCACCTGGGCCGGACTGGGTGGCAACTGGGCCGCTGACACCACCTATCCCAAGGACATCATGAGCGTCTATGGACAGATCCTCGCCGCGAAGGCGACGGCATCATGACTACGAACGCCAGCAACGCCAGCAACTACTGGATCGCAGACACACCGATTTCCATGCCTGCTCCACCAACTACACAACGCCCAATCGTCCATGAGTTTAAGGACAGTGGGTTCGGACTAACCACCTATGGACTAGCGGTGGTTATGACCGATGCTGATCGAGAAGAGATGCTGTCGGGATTCCTGGGACCATCTGGAGGAGTGCCCTAATGGCGGGCGAGAACATGACGCTATCATGGGGATCGGGCAGCGCAGCTACCTCCTACGCGGTCAAATGCACCCGTGTTCTCTTCGGCCCCAACATCGTCTCCACCCAGGACTCCGGCCAGGGAGGACCGCGTTATGGAGGCTTCGGGGCCAAGGCCATCTATGTGCGTCAGTATTTCATGAGTACGGTGGGCATCAGCATTGTTCAGACCACCTGGGAGGACCGCGAGAGGTTTGTCAACTGGTGTATCAGCTATGCCAAGTACATTTCGAATGGAGCTAACTTTCCCATGCGGATGAGAGGACCCAGGGGATTCGATTTCTACGGGTTTCTCACTGAAGGATTCGATCGTACTAATACGGTTCAAGATCTGGCCTATACGATGAACCTGACCTTTCGGGGATGTCAACCGACCATCAGGGGGGTCATAGGGTTCGCGGCTGGGTCTATTGCCTCTAAGCCTAAAAGCATCGGAGGGGCCAACTCGCAGTTCTATCCCTTCGAGAGCCTGCAGGGAGGTCCGGCGGTGTCAATCGAGGCCAAGCTCTACGACAACATCACCGATGACTCCAAGGGTCTTCCTATCTCCTTGCCCACTGATGTAAGCGGCGGTCCCACTCCACCACCCTCTCCGGTGAGTACCTCGATCCCCGGTCATCCCGGCAAGGGAGAGGCCACCTGATGGGTATCTCATCGTCTCTTGAAATACCACTTGGCTCGACAAGACGAAGAACAGAATCTTCCGCGTGTAGGATCAGATCTCTTTGTCAATGGAAAGAGGAACGTAGCTCCGCATTGTTCGCAGGATCGTTCCTCGGCTCGGGTACGAAGACCAGAAGTTTTGTTTGTGACGAAGAGTTCGCCAGGTCGAATGCCATGCCATCGACTGTGGTTGCAGGAATGACAAGCGGGGACCAAGTTGTCAGGATCATTGTTCCTGCTATCACCATCGACGTGATCGGCGGTCAATGCTCCTCGAACGGTTGGTCCAGGCATCCAGGTCACCGTTATTCCGCACCAGTGACAGGGATGAGATCCTGGACCGATCTTGTCCCACAGGATGAGCCGATGCAGAGGGAACTTACCGCTGGGACCAGCCAAGGGATGCCCAGGACGCTGAATATAGCGGTAGCGCGCAACCATGGCTTCACACGCTATACCCATCGAAGGGGGTGGTGAGAACGGGTATCTTCGCCTACTCGCCTAGCATCAGATGTGAGGTTAACACGGTTTCGGGCACCATCGATGTGTCCGAGGACATCACTCAGGGTCAGGTGCAGCTACGTGAGAACGGCCTGCACACCATGAGCCTGGGCCTGCTCAACAAGCGCCGTAAGTACGACCGGGCCTTCTCCCCCAACGACCGCTTCGTGATCTACATGAAGCGGGTGCGCGAGATGCTGGTCATGACTGGCTACCTCAACGTGGTGCCCTTCGTGACGGCCTGGCAGCGGACCATCACCATCACCGGCTCCTGCGCCAACAAGCGACTCCTGTACCACTACTGGGATCCCGGCACCATCGCGGCCATGGACCTTCTGATGCACAACGGAGCCATGGGGGATCCCGCCAACGGGGCCGACGGTGGCATCTCTCAAAAGATGGAAGCGATTCTCACCCAGGTGTGTGGACTGAAGAACTCCGAGATTCACATCGGGCAGATACCGCCGGACTGGATGAACAAGATCGCGGCTTTGTACAACGCTGTTGAAGGTCAGTTCGGCAGCTACTATGACGCGTTGGGTGGAAATAATACTCAGGGATCTACCACTGCTGCCAATGGCAATACCACTGATTCCACCAATCCCATCAAGACTCTGGGGGCCACCCGGAACGATGTGCCCAAGGGGGTCGAGCTTCCCGTCACTATGGGAGCGGTGACCAGCGCGGCCCCGCTCACCACCGGCATCCAGCCCGAGAAGGGTCATTTTTGGATCGCCATGCAATGGGGCTTCCGGCTGCCCCCGGATGGCAACAAGAACACCCCCGGCATCGACAAGGTCAAAGTCACAGACTGGCTGGCCAAGCGCAAGATTGTTGTGGCCAACCCCAACTCCAATGCCGCCGCCATCGTCTACACCGTGGGCTGGGGACCTAAGCAGGTGGCCAAGCCCCCTCAGCCTCAGGTCTGCATGGACTCGTACCTGATGTCCTCACTGGGACTCACCGAAGGTGACTACGTCTCGATTGCCTGGGTGGATCCCAAGGTGGAGGCGGCTCAGAAGTTCGGGATGGTCTCCGGCACGGCCGCCACCACGGGGGCGGGCTCCGCGACCGGTGGTGACAACGCCTACACCGGGTCGAGTACCGGGCAGATCGAGGTGGTTTCGGTGGCCGGTCTCAACGCCGCTAACTATGCCACCACTCTTTGCAATCACACTCCTCCTATCCCTTATCGCACTGCTGGTGTCGGCCCTGATGGCTATGACTGCTCGGGATTGACCTCACAAGCGTGGCTTCATGGCGGGAAGATCGAGATCCCCCGCACTTCCGAAGCGCAATACACCGCCATGCACATTCCCAATCTCACCGTGGCTCAGCTTGAACCCGGTGATCTGATCTTTTACGAGATGCGATCGGATGGCCCCGGTCATGTCACCATGTGGGTCGGCAACAATCAAATGGCCGAGGCTCCCCAGACCGGCCAAAACCTCCACATCACCGATTATCGCACCGATTCGGTAGGGTTCGGTCGTCCTTCGGATGCGGCGGCCAAGGCTGGTACCACCACGGTTCCTGTCGGCAGCACTGCGGCCGGAGCCACCGGGGGCACTGGCACTACTGCCTCGCAGCAGCTAATCACCGAATGGGACTGGTTCGGTCAGGGTTATGACCCGCTGTCGGGAGTCCTGGCCGGACCACGCGCCCTGATGAACGACTCACCCATCCTGCCTTTCATCGACATGATGGCCAAGGCTTCCATGCGGTCTTGGTGCGCGGCTCCCAATGGCGATTTCATCAGTTGGTTCCCGGACTATTTCGGGGTGTACCAGACGGCCGGGATCATGGATGTCACCAATGTCGAGCTACAGGACTTCACTGTGGTCTGGTCCGATGAGAGCTTGGTCACCCACCAGTTCACGGCCGGGACCTACGCCCCCAGCGTCTTCGGCTCTGCTCCGGGCGGCCCGATAGCGATAGGCAACATGATTCAGACCATGGGCATCGCCACCGTGCAGACGCCGGATGTCCTCAAGGCTCTCCTCAATGTGAGCGAAGCCGATCTGGCCCCCAACGGGTCGGGCTCGCAACTGATCTCGGCTCTGTTGAACCGCTTCGGGGTGCGACCCAACTTCACCCCCATGCAGACCATCGTCGGTCACCTGGCCGAGTTCTGGTACGCCCTCTACCTATTTCAGATGAACTGGGCCAGCCAGTTCAACACGGTGATCCCCATCACCTTCATGCCCGAGCTTTATCCCGGCATGCTGCTGCGCCTCCAGCAGTTCGGCTTCCAGTGCTACGTCACCGGGGTGACCCACTCCTTCAACCTGACCCAGGGCGGTGGGTTCAAGACCGATGTCAACGTGATCGCCCCGTCCGCCACCGACCACTCCGGGCTCTACGGAATGGCTAAGGGAGGGTTGAAGGCACTGGTATGACCTCTCCGCACTCCCGCAACCCTCAGGCCGCCGCCACGGCCAACAGCGCCGCTCAGATCACCCGCTACGTGGTGATCGTCACCGCCATCGATCGCTCCAAGGTCGGTCAGAACAACACCGATCCCATGGGCATCGCCACCACCATCGACTCCTTCGGCAAGTACCGCCAGATCGGGGTGTCCACGGTGGTGGGCTCAGGAGCCTACCCGCAGGTGGGCGAGCAATGGATCGTGGACCAGTCCCTGGGAACCTGGACCTTCCTGTCGCGCCAGGCCCCTCTGCTGCCGGTGGCCTCTGACGCCTATTCCCTGGGCCAGGGCCTTCAGCAGCTTGGGATCCTCAAGGTCAATCCTGGCTGGGTGGCCTTTCCACCACCACCGGTCACCACCGGTAGCACCCTGCAGACGACAGTCGATCATTTGGGGGATGTGTGGATAGCCAAGCACGGTGTGAACGGTGGTGCCTGGAAGCGACCCAGAGACGTGCTGCATTGCCGTTACTACAAGACGGCCGGGTGGACGGCGTCTGCGGGTGCGTGGCTTACCCTGACCATGGATTCTGTGACCTATGACGATTATGGGATCTATAGCGCCAGTACCGGGCTCTTCTCTCCGCCGATCACGGGCATGTGGCAGATGACATTCCAGGCTGGGATTTCGCCCAGTGCCACCGGGCAATGGGTGCAGCCGGGGATCTGGCGTACTAGCCCGTCCAATGTGTATATAGATGGCCTTTACCATGCCTCCAGTACTTATGCTCTCAAGGGTATATCTACAGGGACACAGCGCATCACCAGCTTGCCCGACACCTATTACACCAGGGTGGCGGCCAGTACGGCGGTGGCCGGACAAGCCGGTAGTCCTGATCAGACCTATTTTGAAGCTCACTATTTGGGGACGGGCTGATGTTTACTTTACAGATTCAAAACGGCGATCTGCAGATTGGTGCGAATGGGTTTGCTGCCGTCAATGGTCCCTCGAAGGTTTATCAGGACCTGTCCCTCGCCACCCTGGAGCCCTACGGATGTGATCGCTTCCATCCGAGATGGGGCTCCTTACTGGGCAACTACATTGGAGACGCCATCACCTTGGTAGATGAGAACCTGGTGATGGCCGAGGTGGCTCGGCTGGTGAACAACTACATGATGGTACAGCAAGACAATATCTCCACCGAGGTGTCCAACGGCTTGCAAAGCCAGTATGCCAGCAACGAAGTAGTGGGCTCCATTGAAGCTATCGATGTGACCCAGCAGGCCGACAGGTTGATGGTCTCGGTAATGATCCTGACAGTGTCAGGACAGCAGGTGACCCTCCAGAACGAAGTGAGCCAAACCTGATGCCCACGCAAACGGACGTTGCCAGCCAGATCGTCTCCGCCCTGGGCGTGACCATTCCTGACCTCGATACTTCGATCGGAACGCCCACGCGCAAGATCATTGACGCCGTGTCCGAGGTCATCGCAGAAGCGTATGTAGATCAGTTCTTTTTAGGATATAACTACGACATCGCCAGCCTGACCGGGGCCTCGCTGGACGACTTCGTGAACCTCTTCGGCATGACCCGCTTCGCGGCCCGGCGCGCCACCGGAGTGGCCACCTTCGCCGTTCCTCAGGCCGCGATGCAATCCACCTCGGTGCCATCGGGGACGGCCATCGCCACCAACGACAGCCCGGCCATCATCTTCACCACCCTCATCACCGCCGTGCTGCCCATCGGGGCGGTCTCCATCGACGTGCCCATCATCGCCCAGGTGGGCGGCTCGAACGGCAACGTGCCCCCCAATGCCATCGTCAACTTCGGCACCCCCTTGAGCGGCTTTTCCAACGTGGCCAACACCAACGCCACCCTGGGGGGCTCCGACGCCGAGTCCGACGATGCCCTGCGGAACCGCTTCGAGAACACCGTCTTCCGCAACATGGCCGGGACCGAGCAGATGTTCCTGGGGGTGGCCCAGGAGAATCCGGCCACGGTCCTGGCCAACGTCATCGGGGCGGCCAAGACCCACCTGGAGCAGGTCCAGATCGTCAACACCAAGGGCCAGTCCACCATCCAGGCGGCCCAGTACGTCTACCCCATGAACTACGTCTTCGGGCCGGACATCGACAACCAGCAGATCCTGAACCCCAACATCAACTACACCTTCGACCCCACCACCTTCGCCATGGTGGCCCCCACCGGCCTCACCCTGGCCCTGGTGACCTCGGGTGGCACCTTCGCCTCTGGCGTGGCCCGCTTCTACCGCATCGCCTGGGGCAACGACTGGGGCACCACCCCGGCCTCCGCCGAGGCCACCATCACCACCAACGCCGTCAACCAGGGCATCCGGCTCACCATCCCGGCCGCGCCACTGAACGCCCAGTGGGTCTACATCTACGGCTCGGGCACCACCAACACCGAGGTGCTGCTGGCCATCATCCCCATCAGCCAGACCACCTGGACCGACAACGCCTCCTACACCGGCACCCAGGCCTATCCCACCGTGAACACGGCCGGGTACTCGCCCACCATCACCTCCATCGACCCCATCAACTGCCCCGATGGCATCTACGACTTCCAGTTCCAGTACGTGCCCCAAGCATCCCGCAACAACCCGGCTAATGGCATCACCAACAAGATCGACATCTACGTTCAGGGTGACGACGAGCAGCAGGCCAATGACACCGTCATCTGGTCCGGGGCCACCACCTTCAACTCGGTGGCCAACGACCCCATGAACTTCACCAAGTACATCCACCCTGATCTCACCCGGCCCACGCCGGGCAACTATTTCCTGCCCCTGACCTTCGCCCCGGTCACCCAGCTACCGGCCACCATCACCGTCTCCGCCATCGGCGGCCTTCCGGTTACCCAGGCTCCCTCTCAGGTGGGCTCGGTCATCTTCGCCTCCGACGCCGGGACCGGCACTGAGGTGGGAGCCCTGACCTACTACTACGGGATCGACTACTTCCAGGTCAACAACGCCACCAACCTGGGTGGCAGCCCCCATTCGATCTCCGGCATCGAGTGGCGCTCGGTGGCCAACGGCGGCAACCCGGTGCCCCCGGCCAACTCCCTATTGCCGGTGACCTACAACTACAACGCCGTGCCCCGCGAGGTGGAGACGGCCATGGGCCTGTGGCGGCTGGTGACCACCGACGTGTGGTGCCACGCGGCCAAGCAGATGATGCTCAACACCACCTTCGTGGTGGTCCTGGCCTCGGGCTACACCGCCGCCAGCGTGCTTGGCCCGATTCAGACCGCCGTGCAGGGGGTCATGAGCGTGGTGGGCTTCGACGGCATCCTGTCGGCCTCGGAGATCCTCACCGCCGTCGGCCAGGTGACCGGGGTGCTGGCCGTGCGCTTCGCCACCCAGGCCGACGCCACCGCGGCGGGCTCCCAGAACTGGGCCATCCAGCAGATCAACTCGGCGGCCGGGATCATCCAGACCTTCGCCTACGCCAACCGGGTCACCGACGTGTACTTCCCCGACGACACCGTCCCGGTCTTCAACACCGCCAACCTGTACGTCAGAGCCTTCAACACGTACATGGTCAACGCCTAGAGAGGCCCCCATGAGCGATCTGACGCCCCCAGGGCAGCTACAGCTACAACCGGGCACTCCGGGGTCTGCGAGCCTGCAGACGGTCACCCAGGCCCTCCTGATGCCGGTCCAGACCGATCAGCGCTTCCGGCACTTCCCGCCCGAGACCTACAACCTGTCGCCGCACTCCAACCTGGTCCGGTTCGTGCGGACCCTGCTGGGCGATGCCGGAGCCGGGCAGCTACGCAAGCGCCTGGTGTTGTCCCGGCTGGGCCAGGCTCTGTCCTCGTCGTACTTCTACGACCTGGACAGCTTCTACGGGGCGCTGTTCGGCATGACCCGCGACCCCGACGAGCAGTTGCCCATGGACCCCTACACCGACACCGCCTCCAACAGTGACTGGCGCGACGCCGCCCAACTCGACGCCAGCTACCGCCAACGGCTGTTCCAGTTCGGCCGGGCCATCGCCTACGGCCCTACCCCGGTGGGCATGCGGTTGATCGCGGAGGCCATCCTGTCGGTGACCTGCGACATCTACGAGAGCTTCGTCTACGCCGCCAACACGGCCATGACCTATCTGCAGCTTCAGTCCTATACCTATTCCGGTCTGGAGGCTTTCACCTACGCTCAGCTTGAGGGCTACACCGGCAATGTGCCCAATGCCTTGCAGCAGAAGCAGTTCATCATCTCGCCGCATCGTCCGGTCACCCAGGCGGAGATGTACAACGTGCTACAGGTGATCGAACAACTGAAGCCAGCCGATGCCATCGCTCAGGTGATCGCCCAGGGGCCGCAGGTGTACACCCCGGTGTCGGTGGCCGGGGCCTGGGCCGACTCGAACTACTGGGAGATCGAGCCTGCGGTCACGGTCACCTCGACCGGAGCGGCCGCGCCGTATGGGACCGCCACGCCGGGGACGGTGCTGGCCCCCACGGTGCCGCCGTTCAACAGCTACCAGGGCGAGCAGTGGTTCTACAACAAGGACATCTCCGGGGCGCTCAGCTACCTGCAGGACTTCTCCCAGAACGTGCTGGCCTCCACCGACACCCAGCGCATCGTGTGGCTGGACGGGACCTACACCGACTACCTGCCCACCAATGCCCCGCTGCCGTGGTGGATGGCCCTGCTGGGACGGTACTCCCAGGATGGGGTCATGGCCATCAACGCCCTGTCCGGGCGGGGCACGGTCAATACGTCGGTCAGCCTGTCGGAACTCACCTTCGACGGCCTCGACGTGGGGACCCTGCTGACCGCGCTGGGCCAGCAGAACATCAACAACCTGCAGCTATCCAGCGACTCGCTGAGCTTTTGGGCCACCGACGCTCGTCCTCAGGACAACGATTACCGCGAGGTCCTGGAGATCCGTTTCGGCTCGTTTCACAATATCAATGCTGTCTCTCTTGAGGTGGCTCATTTCCCTCAGCATATCTCGGTTGAATACTACGACAGCCCGAGCGGAACCTGGGTTTCGATGCTGGAGCATGACATCATCGATTCTGTTCCCGCAGTACTGGTCAATAACGAGGACTATCTCTCCTCTAAGACTCACCCTCAACATTACGGGCAGAATCACTGGTTCAATCTGTCCACCAAGATCCTGCCGGTGAACACCCAGCGCGTCCGGGTGGTGCTGCAGAGGAGAGATGGTCACGGCCCGGTGTACAGCTACACCACCACCCAACCGGCCAGCAATGGAGGCTGGGCCACCCGTCAGGTGCCGGTGCCGTACTCCCTGGCGGTACGACGGTTCAAGGTGGGGTTCTCCATCGAGGGACCCGACGACCTGCCCACGCCCCACCTGCCCGCCACCCAGGTCATCGGGGTGGGCTCGGACATCATCGGCAGCCCCATCAGCTACTCGCTGTATATGGAGGCTCCGGCCAACGCCCTCAAGACCAACCCGGTGCAGTGGCGCTGCGCTCCCCAGCCGTTGGCCTCGGCCGTGGTCAACTTCTACCTGGACGTGCGGACCAATACTGGAGCCGCTCAAGTTGTGGATCGGTTCTACATCGACCCCACCCATCTCGGGGTCCACGCCACCCTGTACTGGTCCAACAGCACGCCCACCGCGGCCCAGCGCCACACCGCTCAGGACACCCCGTTGTTCTACCCGGCCAGCAGTATCACCGGCAACGTGGTCCACGTCCCCACCGGATTGCAGTTCCCGACCGGGACCGGGACCACGGGTTACATCGACGTGCCCAACTGGGGCCTGCAGTGGGATCCCACCCAGGACTGGTGGGCCGGGCTGGGGATTCTGGCCAACCTGAACCCCACCACCGGGGTACTGCCCCTCATCGACCTGCTGGGCATCCAGGTGTCCTATACCAACGGGGCCTTCCAGATCAACCCCAGTGACGGCAGCCCGGTGGTCTCCCTGGCCGCGGCTCTGCCCCTGGGGGCTATGACCCGCCTGGTGGTCGGTTACTCCGCTGCTCAGGGCTGGACCATCGCCTATAGCTTCGAGGGCGGCAATCCTGTCTCCCATGTCGTCCAGCAGGCCCGCGGCCCGACCCTGGGCCTGATCGACACGGGCAGCACCTCGGCTCAGTGGAAGCTGCAAGCTGGCAGTGGCTTCGCGTCGAGCAGCGTCCAGGGCAGGCCGACTCCCAGCTACGTGGTCCCGGCCCATGCCGTGGTGTCGCGCAGCATCGGACCCCAGACCACCTACGCCTACGACGTGTGGATCCCGACCGGTGGCCTGGCCAACTTCTACTTCGGCTGCGATGTCAGCGGCAAGGGCTACATGGCCCGCGTCGATACCCGCGGCACGCCCTCGGGGATCGCCACCACTACCTCCTGGACCGCCTGGGGATCCCCCACCGGCCTCACCGGCATCACCGCCAACGTTTGGCACCATGTGGTCATCACCGTCAACGGGGTCACCTCGGTGACCATGACCATCGATGGGGTGGTGGCCTACAGCGGGAATCTGAGCGGCACGCTCGGTCCCATGGGATCGTACATAGGGCTTAACAGCGACATTATCAGCACCAACTACTTCGACAACATCCAGCTTTCCGGCACCAAATATCCCAACATCCGCATCGGTGGTTTCAACGATAACTCGGTGGTGGCCACCTCGGGAATGATGTTGCACAACATGGTGGTCAAGAACGAGACGCTCACTCCTGCCACCGTCAACGACTTCTTGTTCAGTCCTCAGCCGTATTGCTCCAAGGGGCAGTTCGTCTCTCAGGACCAGGGCAAGACCAGCAACGCCTACCTGCGCTTCAACCCGAGCTTCATCTCGACCGACAACCCCTCGGGCATGGTGGGAGGCCAGCCCGCCTTCTACCCGGACCTGTACTGGACCCCGGTGGCCGGGGACTACCTGCTCACCACCGGCTACCTGAAGGTGCCGCCCATCCTGGCCAAGTTCTGGAAGATCGAGATGACCAACCTGGCTCCCGAGCCCTACGAGGGCTTCCTGCCCACCCAGACCATGGTCCAGACCTTCTCGGCCACCACGGTGGCCGCCTCCACCTCGGTGGCGTCCATTCCCGGCTACCAGGGCACCATGGATCCCGGCACGGCCACTCTCATCGCCATGGGTCAGGGTCAGAATCCCTGGATCAACTCCGGGACCGGGGGAGCCCCTCTCAGCGCGGCGGCCTCCAGCCTGCAGATGAGCCCTACCCAGGTCATGGTCTCCAATGATCCCGGCACCGCCCAGCAGATCGGCTCGGCCTCCTGGCTGTACAACTTCGCCAACATCCGCCAGGGCATGGGCGCGCCTCGCTTCGCCAATCCGAGCTTCCACACCTACCAGAACTCCGATGTGTCCTACACCTCCAAGGTGGCCTTCTTCTGCGGATTCAAGGAGATCCAGGCGGTGAGAACCTCGGCCTTAGCTCAAAATGATACCGATGTCTACTACGAGTATTTCCTGGATGAGATGTTCATCCAGTCCAACACCTTCCAGCAGAACCCTGGTGATCTGGCCACTCCCACCGACCCGGCGTTGATATCCAGCCTGCCCGACGTGGCCCAGTCGGTCAGCTTCATCTCCACCCATGATGTGACCAGCCTGCAGTTCGCCACCACCCAGTCCGACGCCGTCCAGGTGGTCCTGGACGACGACATGCGGAACCAGGCCCTGAGTAGCACCACCTGGCTCGACACCGGCACCTGGCATGCGGTGGGGGACGTGACCCCCTTGCAGGTCACCTACCTGACCGGCACCAACTCCATCGTCTTCTCCCGCCAGAGCGGGCCTCCTCCCGCCGCCCAGGGAGCCGGGGGCGCGGTGCAAGGGGTGATCAACCCGCCCATCGAGCCGCCTCTGGAGACCTTCGGGACCTACGTCCTGCAGAACGTGCTGTCACCCGAGGACTCATCCTTCGAGGGCGGTAGCCTCGGAGATTGGACGGCCGGGCTTAACTGCGCCATCACCAACTCCACTGCTCAAGCCGAGGATGGCACCCATTCTCTGGCTATGCAGGCCACGGCGGCAGGCAACATGCTTGCGACCATCTCGCATGCCACCATTCGCATACCGGTGATACCAGGCAAGCAATACTCCTTCCATTGTGGATTTCGGCCAGGTGTCACAGCCAGAAATGTTCTTGCATATATTCAGTGGAACAACGCGGCTGGTACCAACATAAACCAGTCGGGAACCAGTGTTGCTGAGGTGGCCGGACAATGGACCGATGTGATCACCACCGCGGTAGCACCGCCCAATGCGGCCACGGTGGATCTGCAGGCCTTCGTCACGGGTGCGGCCCTCAATGAAGTCCACTACATCGACAAGATCTCCTTCATCGCCCCGGTGCAGATCTCCAATGCGGGCCAAGCGGCCCTTCCCTACGGAGGCATTTGCTCCGCCCCGTTGCTGCTCTCCACGGGTGGCCGGGCCTGGGTGGCGGTGCGCTACACGGTCGTCAGCGGGCTGACCTCACCGCTGTTCGTGCAACTGGTGGACACCATCACCGGCCGCCTGGTCTGGCAGGCCCAGACCTCGGGAGCCCAGGGAGCGGTGACCGAGTTCACCGCCGTCTATGACATCGGCTCGGTGCCCAACCAGGACGTGACCCACTCGCTGTTCGTGCAACTGGTCCAGGACGGCAAGACCAACGACGTGATCTCGGTCGATACCCTCTCGGTCTTCGATGAGAGCATCATCTGGGAGTTCTCGGTGGACGGCGGCACCACCTTCTGGCAGGGCCTGGACAATCGCAACAACCCCAACGGGGTGGTGCGCTTCCCCATCCCCTCTCAGCAACTGGTCTGGCGGGTGACGTGCTACCGGCCGTCCATGCACATCTCGGCCCTGCAGATCCGGCCCATCTACGAGGGCCAACTGAACGTGGACGCCAAGCCCTTCATGCAGGGGCCGAACCTGTCGGTCTTCGACACCACCCCGGACATTTACACCGATCCCATGTTCACCCAGTGGAGCAACCCGGTGCCGCGCTGGTGGTTCCTGGCCTTTAAGCAGTACCCGAACCTGTTCCCTGATGGCGTCCCGATCGTCAACGTATTCTCCAACTTCTACAACCGGACTACCGCCGACAATATCGCTGGTTCTCTTATTGACTCTGCTATAGGTCAAGTTACAGCTAATCCCAGTGCATTCGAGTTCTTTGGCACTAACAATCCTATGAGTGATTCTGCCACCTGGATCAACGGTCATTTCACCAGGCAAAGTACGGACGATATCTCTGGTACTTTCAGTGACTCGGTGAGCTTCTTTGTTGTCACCCCGGCCCAGTTCGACAACATCATCTCCCCGGCCATCACCAAGACGATCACCTAAACCGAATGGAAGCCTGGTGGTTAGTGGTGATAGGATCTCTTGCCAGGAGGTGATTCGAATGTCGTTGCTGGAAGCCCGACTGAACGTGACCCTGGCACGGCTGCGGGTCATCGAGGAGGCCCTGCACGGGGACCACCATTGGACCATGAACTTCGTCGGCCCGGATACCAATATCCATATTCTCGTTGATGTGAAGGTCCTCGATAGCGGTGTGCAGTTCGTAGCCAAGGTCCCGGCCCATGTCCCCTATACCGTGGTGCAGCTTGAGATGAGTGGGGAAGTCGTCCTCAGTGCGGTTGAATCCGAGCCCTCCTTGGATCGCCCCCATCTCTACCTCTGGGGCCTGGACTTGGAGAACCTGCTTTCAGTGGTGTGACCTACATCGCGCCCTTTGACCTGAAGCCTTTTCAGGTCGATCTGGTCGTCCAGGGGTTGGCCCAATCATCGCTGTGCATCGGAGCCGACTGCGGAGCGGGCAAGACCGCCATCGGCCTGTGCATCGCTTGCATGCTCCTGGACGACGGCCAGATCGATCACGTCCTGCTGGAGTGCGAGAAGGGCAAGCTGGACGAGTGGGAGCAAGACCTGCGGACCTTCACCCGAGCATCGGTCGGTGTGCTGAGTGGGGGTCCGCAGAAACGCCTCGACGTGATCGCCCATCCACCCCAGATCATCCTGGGGGTCTACGAGACCGTCCGGGGCGAGATCGCCCACCAGGAGAAGATCCGCCAAGGTGGACGAGAGCGCAGCAGACTTATGCCGGGGCCATTGGCCAAGGCCCTGGAGGGCAAGCGGGTCTTACTCATCTGGGACGAGGCCACGGCCAAGCTGGGGGCGGATCGGGGCTCGGCCATGTACCGCCACCATGAGCTACTGGTCAAGCATCTGCGGAAGACGGGCTCGGTACGGGTCATGCCCACCACCGCCACCGTGGTGGACCGCGACCCCGAGGGCTGGTTCAACCTGGCCCGGCTCATGGACCCCCTCTCGGCTGGCCGGGTGGAGGACTTCGAGAACTACCACGTCGGCCGGGACCGCTACGGCAAGGCCATCGTGTTCAAGTGCCTGACCCCCGAGGACTGCCCGCCGGGGATGCTGTCCCTGCAGGAGAAGATCGGCCATCTGGCCGTGTTCAAGTCCAAGTTCGACCCCGACATCGCTGGGTACTTCCCCAAGATCGCCCCGCCCATCGCCACCTACGTGGACCTGGGGGAGCGTCACCAGGCCTTCTACGAGATCATCGCCCAGACCGACGAGGACCACCGGAGCGACCCTCTCTGGTCCCGCCAGCTATTCGGGGTGCTGCGCCAGATTGCCGGTCACCCGCTGTCCCTGGTTCGCTCGGTGGAGCTAGCCCGCGCCGAGCGCCGGGAGATGCCCCAGGTGGCCTCCATGATCGTCCGAGAGGTCGGTGAGGCGGGCCTGGAGGCGCTGGGCTCGGCCAAGCTGGACGTACTGGTGGAGCGGCTCACCAAGGACGTGAGGGGCACCCAGACCCTGGTCTTCACGTTCTACGGCCAGTCCATGCTGCCCCTGATCGAGGAGCGCCTCATCAAGGAGGGCTTCGAGGTGGCGGTCAACCACGGTGGGCTCTCTTATGCTCAGCGCCGCCGGGCCATGGCGGACTTCCGCGACGGTGCCCAGATCTTCCTGTCCTCGGATGCCGGGTGCCGGGGCATCAACCTGCCCGAGGCCCAATGGGTCATCAACTACGAGATGCCCCTCACGCACTCGAAGTGGTGGCAGCGCATCAACCGGGCGAATAGGCTGGACTCCCATCACCCCATCACCTACGTGAACGATCTCATCGTGCGGAACACCATCGAGGACGGCATCGTAGGACTGGGTCTTAAGCGCCATGCCTGGTCGGACAAGCTCACCGACGACAACGAAGATGGCTCCAACTATCTCTCCGCCGACATTCGCAAGCGGTTGATGAAGATCAGTCGCAAGCAAGGAGTGTGATGACCGCTATTGCCATAATGGATGCGATTCGCGAGCGCATCCCTCGCTTGCTGGATGAACTGTCCTTCGGGGAGGACGTGCAGTGGGAGGCCAACTGTCAGCTTCAGCCCATCCCCGGTGGCATGGTGCCCATGGTGGGCATCATCCTGGTCATGAACTCCCCGGTCCTGGGCCAGGAGATCCTGGGG